CTTCAATTATAAACTCCAATAATCGTCTTGAAACCGTACATAAATTAGAGCAGGTAAAAAGAGAACACCATGACCGGCAAATTATAGAGCAAGCGGGAATAGGGACTGGTTTAGCAGCAGGTCTTGGAGCTGGTCTTTTAGATCCGATTAATTACATTGCTCTAGGTGGGGCCATGAGAACCGCCAAGGCTGTTGGGTTAGCCACGAGGCCACTGGCCGTCGGAGCGGTCGGAGCGACTGAGAACGTCATTGGCTTATCCGTAGCGGAGCCTTTTCTTAGAGCCGCACAAATGACTCGTACAGACGAAGAGTTTCATCGTGACCTCTTTGGTGGCGTGGCACTTGGAGGGCTATTTGGGGGCATTTCTGGTTCTATAAGTTCGGCATCTACTGCGACAAGCCGAGCATTATTAGGAACAGACAATCCAGAGAGTTTAATTTCTCAACAGGGAATAAACGATTATTTGCAAAACAATCCTGAACAAGCTCAGAGATTAGATGATCTTCTCGACGGAGATCAAGGTTTTGCTGTTTATGGAGAAACAAGAGAAGAACTTTCTGGAATTTTATTAGAAGCAACTAGGGGCACAAATCCTGAGTTAGCTAGAATTTTAGGCCAAGATACTTTCTTTGGAAAAATGCTAGTAAAATTCTTATTCTTGAATCCGGCAATGAATCTTTCTAGGTCTAATTCGCAGTTTGCCAGGGCGGCCTTGGATATCATGACCAAGCCAGCAATTCTAAGAGAGAATACTTTAGATACGCAGAGCATTGAAGCGGTTTTAGGAGTCGCTGAAGTAGCCGCTGGCCGTATAGAAGTACGCATGAATACGGAAATATCAAGTTATATAGCTAATGGTGGCAGACTTTCAAAACAAGAAGTCCTAGATTTAGCAGGAAGAGCGGCAGTAAGGACTGATATTGTAGATCCACAAAATGCTGCTAACGATTTCGTCATTGACGAGATCACAGGTGAACTAATAGAAGTCAATCCTTTTGCTGGTTTAGGCCAAGCTGAGATTGATGTTATTCAAAAAGTAGCGGGAATTAATCGTCAATTTTCTGACGCAATGAGAAAGACAGCCGTTACAGCAGGAGCATTTACAGAACAACAAATCGATGCTGTATTTGCCAGCAACTATTTGCAGAGAAGATATAAAAGAGACAAAATTGATATGCACCCTGAACAGTTACGTGCAGTATTGATAAAGGCTTTTGAACATAAGAGATTGACAGAATTACCTGGATTGATAAGTGAAAGAGACGCAGTTAAACAACAATTAGACGATATCAATAACCGTTTGCGTAATATGGCTCCAGATAATCCTGACCGAAGAGCGTTGGAATATGATAGTGAGCAATTAAATGATAGTTTAAATCAATACCAAAGAAGTATTGATGATCTTGGAAATCCTGATAACTGGGAAAATTTAGCAAATGCTGTTGAACTTCGTTTGAGAGATCAAATAGAAGATGACAGCGGCGGCCAAGTCAGAAGCACTAACAGTTTAAATAATCGTGTATTGGATATTGAAGACCGTTTCCTGTCTCCTTTTATAGAACATAATGTTTCCACTCTCCAAAAACAACAGGTTCGAGTTCTTCTGCCTCAGCTAATGGCTGCGAATGCAATGGGGAATCACATGGACGGATTTCGTCTTAGCCCTGCATTGCAGACTAGATATACAAATGTAGTAAACAGACTTGAGGAAATGAACACAAATCCTGATCGTTTTGGTTTTGAAGAGATCAATGAAACTAGGCTAGAATTAGAAGAAATCCTTGACGATGCGTCTCACTTGGAATTGCAATCTAACTTACGAGTCAATCTAGATTTAGAAAGATTAGGCCACACGAGTCAGCAGGATTTGCAAGAAACGCTAAACAGTTTAGTTACAAATCTTAAAGAAGCTAGAAAAGGCTACCGAAGAACCCAACTGGAAATTAGAAATATATCTGAAAAGTTACGACTCGCAAGAGCTACTAATTTAGGCAGATCATTAATTCAAGATCTTGAAAATCAACTTACAGAGTTAAACGCTAACGCTCTTGAGTTTAAAAACACGATGGGTAACCAAAGAACTCAAATAAATAAGTACGCAGACAATGCAGTTGTAAGCGGAACAAACGAATTAAATATTGATTTTAATACTAGCAAGTTTGGTTTAAACGAGATCAATTTTGAAGGGGCTGTAACTCCCGCTCAAATGTTGCAGAGACTTATTGTTACTAACAAATCTAGAGTATTAGCCTCTGTAGCCAACTCTCGCCGTAAATCATATATGGTCAACAACAACTCCCAACAACTTCAAGTTCAATTGCAACTAGACTTCCAGAGAATGCAACGAGATATTGACGCGGATTCTAGTTTGTCGTTTAAAAGAAAGACTAGAGAAAAAGAAAAGTTACGCAAAAAAATGGATCGAGATTTACAGGACTTAAAGGTTGTTTTTGACAGGTTACGCGGAAGAGATACTCCTGGAGATGCTTTGGGAAGAATCGGAAAAACTGTTAGGGATTTAAACTACTCTCGATTGGGTGGTGGATTTTTAATTTCCAGTATGCCCGACGCACTGGTTGGCGTTGCTCAAGTTGGATTACCTAATTATTTGCGAGCCTTTGCAACGCGATTAAATCCATTTATTAGTAAAGCTGAGTATCGCAGGGATATAGCAGAATATTTATATGCAAATGAAGCAGTCCTTGGCGGAGATCGTAACAGAAGAATTCATGGACTCGACCCGCTTGACCCTGACCGGCAAAATATTGTCGAGCGAGCTGGAGAAAGCGTTGCTAATACAATGGGTCGATGGTTAGGGCTAAATAGTTGGAATGGCATGATGAAAGAAATTAATGCTATTGCTATTCAAAACAAAACGATGTCGATTGCGAAAAAGATTCAGCAGGGAAAAAGACTTTCTAGAAGCGACAAAGGTTTTATTCAGGGGACTGGTATCGGAGAAGACCAGTTTCGTCGGTGGGCTTCATACCAAGATTCGTTTGGTCAAAACAAAAAAACATTTATAGGCGGAGACTTTTATCATCCTCAAACTGGGATGTGGAACACGCTTCCTGGAGTTGACGAAAACTTAGTTCGTCAAGATCGCTTGGCTTTTGAGCGGTTTATTTTTCAGAGAGTAAATCAAACAATTGTTACTCCAGGTGCCGCTGATTTGCCGAGATGGATGACAAATACCGAACTAGGAAGAATTGCAGGCCAGTTTGGTTCTTTCTCTATGGCTGCAACTTCTCAAGCAACAATTCCTATGATTCAGAAAATGGCTATGGGAGATATGAACCAAGTTATTATGTTTATTGGAACAGCCTCCCTTGGAGCCGCATCGTACTGGATACGACAAGCATTGAATGGGAAAGATCCTTTTGAAGACGAAGAAAAAAGAGATAGAAAAGGCCGACTCATTGCACGAGTGCCTTGGTGGAAAAAGTCTATTGTTGAAGGTATAGACCGAGGAGGTACGTTAGGTTGGCTTTCTCAAGGAAATGCAATGTCGGAAAGACTGACAGGATTCGGAGTTTCAACTCTGACAGGCACAGGAGCTTTAACTCGTATGCAAGCAAGGTCGAGAGTCGATACTTTATTCGGGCCTACCGCCGGCCTAATAAACGATTTTACAGGAGTAATCGGAGCGGGTTTCGATAAAGCGATTAAAGGTGAGGATTTTAGTGAAGGCGATTACAACGCAAGCCGTCGTATGATTCCGTTGCAAAATTTATTTCAACTTAGACTAGGACTTGACGTACTACCAAGTTTGAACCGGCAACGGCAGAACCCATTAAAGTATAGAAATTATCAAGACGCATATTTACCAGCCCAGCAAAAGTTAAGAAATTTAATGCAAGGACTCTAATGACATGGAAAACATTGAATGGACTGGCGGTCTTGGTGCGATTGCCCTGACAATACTCATACTTAGGGAAGTTTTTTCTTTCTTGTCTAAATCAAAAAATGGCAATGGTCATGTGGCAATGGATACAAACAAAACAATGGCTCGGTTAGAAACCGAAATTAGAAAAGTAAGTCATGCAATTAACAATCTGAATCAAGTTTTAACTTTGATGCATCATGAGTTAAAAGAAAACAGAAAAGAATCTGAGGAAATTTTAAATGAAGTCAGAAGACTTCGAGAGGAAATTAGAAAATGAAATATTTAGTTCTGATAATGTTACTGCTAGTCGGCTGCGAAACTGTAACTGACATTTCTGATACTCTTTTTTACAGAGGAGAGGACGCGTCTAGCACAGCTGAAGACGCTCTTTCGGTTGCAAGACCTCTGATACCTTCTCCCTGGAGCGAAGCCCTTGTAGCAACAGTTACGGCTGTAGCAACATGGTGGACTGCAAAAAGAAAATTGTTATCCCAACCTACTGCAAAATAAGGTATGTTGTTTTTTGTGTTAGAAAAATAAGGAGTAAGAAAAATGAAATCCGTAAAAGTTTTTGATAATAAAACGTCTACTGGGGCTTCAGATTCCGTAGATGTTTTTATTGCTGACACGGGAATTAGTCCACCAAAAGCCCCACCATATGTAATGGTCAATGTTGTAAATGCAGGAAGTAATAATGCAAGTATTAACGTAGAGTGGTCTCCTGATAACTTAACTTGGTTTTCAGGAACTACGTATACCGGACCTGTTACTACTACAACTGGCCAAGTACGTCTAGACAGGATTGAAAATGTAGCTTCAGCATCGTCACCAGGTGTTGTAGCAAGTGACGGTGATTTAGATACGGGCAATTCTGCAATGCAGTTTGCTGTAAAAGGTCGTTATTGCCGTCTCAATATAGTTCTAAAAGGAACTACAATTGATATAGATGCTTGGATTAGTGCTGGTTAAAAATCTTAGATCCAAAAATACCCACTAATTTAAAGCGTTTGGTTGTAGTCGTTTGGAGAGATATTACAGCCAGAGCAGATTGGGTAGGTAGCATCGAGGAAGTCGTTGAGGAGATTCAGCCAATTCTGTGCGTAACAGTAGGCTGGATTCTCCTTGACAACAAAGACACGCTAATAGTTGCGGATTCTGCAACAAAAGATAAAACTTTTGGAGGCACGACGGCAATTCCTAAAGGCGTAGTCGTAAGCATTGAAGATTTGAGAAAAGAAAGTGCAGCAGACATTCTCAAAAAAGCAACATTGAGAGAGTCTGTGAAAAAAAGAAAGGTGAAAAATGAGACCAAGAGAATTCTCACTGAGAGAGATGACGAGAGCAATTCGAGTCCTAAGTGAAACGGCAAAGAAGAAACTGATATTAAGCGAGAGGCCGACGCGTTTCTATTTTCTAGAAGAAGACGGAAGTCAGACCCTGATTGGTCGTCACACGAGCGAAGCTTATAATAAAGTTCGAGCCGAAGCCGCCGAGACTATAGATGACCCTAAAGATAAAAAGAAGTTTTTTGAAATCTCTTATCGTATAAGAAAAAATGCTCAATTCGGAGTAACCGGAATGGCCCAAGTCTTTTAGGGGGACCAATGAAAACTACGATAGAAAATTTCTGGAACAAGATAGAGTTTATCTTGCTAGTAATTAGTGGCCTGTTTTTTATCAGCGTTATTTTGTATCTAGGGGGGTGCTTTGAATGAGTTGGCATTGTTCGCTGGAGTTGGTGGAGGCATTCTCGCAAGCAAAAGTCTGGGTCACCGGGTCGTGTGTGCGGTGGAAAAAGATCCGTATTGCAGAGAGATCCTTATGCGGAGGCAAGAAGACAACTGCCTCCCAGTCTTCCCAATCTGGGACGACGTTGACAGCTTCGACGGGTACTCCTGGCATGGCGTTGTCGATGTCATTTCTGCTGGATTTCCATGCCAAGGATTCTCCATTGCAGGAAAGCAAAAAGGAGCAGACGACCCCAGAAATAAATGGCCAGCGACTGCCAGAATCATCGGAGAAGTACGCCCAAGCAGAGTTATTCTCGAAAACGTTCCAGGAATCAGAAAGTACGTCCGAGTCGTGGCCGGAGACCTTACCGATCTGGGGTACGATTGTAAGTGGGGAGTTATTTCCGCTAGAGAAGCCGGAGCTAGACATCTCCGCAAACGATGGTGGTGCGTGGCCCACCCCACAAGCCCGTGATTGGAAAAACGGGCATGGTCCAAGTTATATCAATAAGGAGAGAAGCAACAGCCTAAACGATGCTGTGGATTATATCGAGAAAAAATGGCCTACTCCTTGTGTGAGTGACTATAAAGGCGGAACCAGTGTTCCTAGAAAAGATACTGGCAAGGTTAGGACTGATCGACTCGACCACTGCTTAGAGCCTTATGCAAAAGGTCGATTAAATCCTGACTGGGTGGAATGGCTGATGGGCTGGCCGATTGGCTGGACTTCGTTGGACTTTATGAAAATCGACATGAAGCGATGGTGGAACTATTCAATGATTACAGAACCTGCCAAGTACTGGGAAGAAGATCCTGCTGACATTCCTGTGGGTGAGAAGTACCACACTCCGAGATTGACCTCGAAAAAAGAATACCGAGTAGACCGATTAAAATGCTGCGGGAATGGTCAAGTCCCACAGCAGGTTATTTTAGCGCTGAAAATGTTACCTTGACGTTTGCTCTGCCAGTCCTTCAAGCGCACTGACTGCCTGGTTAAGTTCCAACTGCTGGTACGGTTGACGTTCGGTCAGGTCGAGTATTCTCTGCGCTGCGACGAAGTCTCCTTCATTTAACGCTTTCCGAATTTTCTCTTGGTTAAAGTTTGATACACTTTCTAAGTGTTGCATTCTTCGACTTAGATCTATACTCGTAAGTCTGAGACCTGTGAAGAAAGGAACTAAGCTTTGGAAGAACGTCGAATCCTCGTCGCCGGCTATGCTGACCACCGTGCGGTAGAGTCTGGAGAAGTGCAGCTGATTCAAAAGGTGGTATCGGTGTCCGTTAACTCTGTAAAGAACTCGAGTGTCGGCACCACTGCCGATCCTGACTTTTCTCATGTCGAGGTAATCCCGGATCACCGGCCAGTCAAGAATAGCGCCTCGGATAGTCTGGTCTTGGGAGATTTTGCTGTCGAAGTAGAGGTTTTTTCCAATATACAACTCAACGGGAATCTTCAGCATAGGATTCAATCTTGCGAAAACCTCATCGAAGAGAATATCAGGCGTACTCTGGCCCCTCCAGGTGGCGAGATCTCCGAGGAATCCCAGTTCCTCAGTAGCCAAGAGGTTGCGCCCTGTCCATATCTGCAGCTGACCGTTATTGATCTGTGGCCCGAATCTCCATTGTTCTCGAACGTATGAAGGAAGCAGTGTGTCGATAGGGTCTGTGCGCTTTTGACTAAACAGGTTCTGCGTTTTTCCCATTAAAGAAATCATGCCGGGTCGCTTGAACATGAGTCCGAGCTGCAGCGGCACGTTAAACCTGGAGAAAGTATAGAACGGGAAAAGCCTGCGCATGACGTTGCGCTCGAACGGTGAAAGACCGTTGGCATAATCAAACAAAAACTTTTGTGCGTATGCCATGGCGTCAGTGGCGCCCATGCCTTCTTCCATGTTTTTGAGCCAAATACTTAACCGGAAAAAGTTATCGCCCTTACCTGCAATTGTCGATGCCGTGTCCGCCAGAGAGTTAACGCCTCGCATGACAAAGTTATCACTGAAGGGAGACAATATCCGAGGATCGGCGGCAATCATTGCAACGGAGGTCTGGCCGATCTTGTCTGCGAAGTTGACTTGTCCACCTAGTTTTTCAAACATTTCCAGCAGTACGTCAGAACGATACTGCACCCCGTTAATAGTTACGATCTCGTCGCCGCCCTGCATGATGTTCAACATCTTGCGATTCCAAGTTGGGCTTAAAGATTTTGTGCCCAAGGCGAACATACTTCTAACGGTGGCGTCCATGATGTTGCGAGCGTGGAAAGCTGGCCACGGCAAGGTCATTGCCCATTTGAAAGAGTTCGTCAAAGCGTCAGCGCTGCGGAGCATACCTCGCAGGACTGGACCAAACTCTCGCTCTGGTGCGACAGCATCGGCGACGGCGTCAGCCATCCACTTCGGAACTGTGATCGGTTGACCAAGATCTTTGCCTGACAGGTCGATTCCGTTTTCCATGATCCGAGCCATGCCTGGGAATCGAAGGGAGACCGGGCGCTCAGGATCGTTAACGTCCATCTCGCTGCCCAGTTTTTGGTATTCTTTTAGAAGCTCCTCGTCTGATAGCTCGCCCTTTTGCCAACGTGCTTCTAGCTTTCGAGGTAACAGCCCACGATCTCTCAGGCCTAACATGACCCTATCAGCTCTCTGCATGGACGCTCGGCTGCTCCGGCCAAAGCTTGTGACGTCTGGCTTCACGTTTGTTTGCAGGTAGTTGATGACTGCACTGGCCTCAGCTGCGCTTAACTTGTCTATGTTCTGGTGACCGATGACGGCCTGCAGTAAAAGACGCTTCTGGTCAGTGGCTTCTATGGTGTCCCCTGAGAAGAAGCTATCCAGCGCTCGAGTTAGCTGCTTCTTCTGGATTTCCAGAGCCGGCACCCCTGTCATCGCCCCACTCGTATCTTCGACCAGCTTCAGATAATCATGGACCTGCGCAACAGCGTTTACGAGGCTTGCATTAGCGTCTGTGACGACTCCGGCAGCTTCTGCAGCGTTTGCTACTATGAGACTGCCATCTTCTCCCTGAACGAGCCTGAGACCTTCTGAGCCACCTAGTAGTGCAAACTGGTCTTCCGGCAACTCGTCGAGGAACTCCTGCACCTTTTTTAGAAACTGTTGCGAGACAGCCCCAGCTTCGTAATCGATGTCCATATCTTGAATATCAATATTCAGCAGAGTCTTTATTGGATTTCCGGCTCTTTCAAACACCAGCTCTCCAGCACTTTCCAACATAACCCGGCGACCAGTAGTGATCTCGTCAATAGCTGCAGTCTGCTCTGGTGTCATTACTCCTCTGCCGGCACCCGCAAGTCTCATGTTATTGATCTTCTCCAACTGTTCAGCGGGAGCGTCTAGGTTGCCGAGCTGATGACGCAACAACATATAGTTCATCTCTGCCCGGCTGGGCAAATCCATCAGCACTTTATGCAAAGCCATTTGCTCAGAGCGCTGAATCTGCAGTTTGAGGTAGTTCTGCATTTGGTAGATACCACGCCACTGGGCTTTTTGTTCTGGCGTGTAATCCAAAGTGTCTTCAACGAAAGTTCGTGTTTCCATTTGCGGAATAGCTTCGTCGAGAGCTTGCACCTCGTTTGTCAAAACCGCTCGAGATTCGTACTGCTTTGCAGCGTCGGAACGTGCGTCAGGAATCCGTGTTTCTACAAGCTTTTTCTTTGCAGCGTCCGATGCCGTCTTGGGTTTCCCTCGCTCAAAGTACCTATCGAGTCCCGTCAGAAGATTGTTCGCCTGATCTTGAGTAATGGGTCCATTTGCAGAAGTGCCGTTGTTCAGCTGCTTCAATCTGTGGAGCCAGTACATAGCTCTGTTCGGGGTGTTTGTTTGGCTTCCCTGCTCGACGCCGTTCATCATATTCTGTAACTGCAGCAGTAACGGCTCGGATTCTCCAAAGTCTGGACCGTTGACATCACGTAACAAATCCTCCAGCGCAGACATCTCGGCTGAATCAAGAAAGTCAACACCTGGCGTGTTAGGTAAAGCAGTCCCTTCAGCGAGAAAAGAGGAAAGCGGATCGTTGGGATGCGTGTCGAGGTAGTCTTTAAAGAACTGTGGAACTCCTTGAGTGTTCAGTACTCGTGCATCGCTGACATCGTCAAGAGCTGTAGCCATTGGACGGTATAAGTCTTCAACAGTTTTGTTGATGTCTTTCAGCATTCTCTTAACGCCTTGCGTGACATTAGTCCTGCTTATCAGTGAAGTCGCTTTGTCCAAATCTGCAATCAGGTTCTGCATTTGTAGCGGCTCAAACCCTGTGATTTCAGACAGACGATTCAAGGCTCCAGCCATATCAGAACTGGCCAGCACGATTAGCTCAGACGTCAGCATATCTACATTACCAAGTAGCTCCTGCGCAGTGTCAGCGTCAAGGTCTGCCCTCTGCAAAGTTTGCGCAAGTTCATTCTTAAAGGGTGCTATTGCCGCTCTTCCGGCGTCAGTCTTCATAGCATACAAGCCTTCTACAATGCCGCTCTTTGCTTGTATCTGTTTAATCAGTGCGTCAATAAATCGGCGTTCATACCCGATAGCTTCCGCTAGCTCACGCACCTCTGCGTCCGGAAGGAAAGCCGCTTCAGTCATACGACCGATGAGCCTGCTGGTCTCGTCGCCAAACCCAGTGCCAGACCGAGCAGTGGCTTCAGCTTTTAAAATAATATCTTTAGCAACAATGCCCAGCTCGTCTAATAAGCCTGGAGCTGCAGATTCAATTACTCCTGTAAGAGCTTGCTGTAAATCTTCAGGGCCGGGCTGCTCGAGGAATGCCGGCCTACGCTGGGCTGCGTATATTCGTGCGTTCTCGGGATCGAGAGGAGCGCCAGATGCAATCCTCTGTAATGTGCCCACCCACTGCTCATTAAATGGTAACGGTGAAACTGGCGTCGCCCCAACTTGTGAAGTGTTGTACCAACTTTTCAGTGTGCCATCGCTTGGCCCTTTAAGCGCAACCTTCTCTGCAGCAACCACCCAGCCAACACGGCTGAAATCGTCGCCCTTCATAAACTCGTCAATGACTGCCAGCTCTGCAAAGTTCTGATACAGAATCCAACCCTCTGGAGGATCGTCCCCCATAAAGATCGGTTTCAGTCGGGTCATTATTTCCTGTTGTCTTTCCCCGGCCTGCTCGACAAACCTAAGTTGCATTACCAGGTCATTGACTTTGCCTTCTGTAGCTCGGACGTCACGGTCAATCGCCTCGAGCGCTGCCTTTGCTCTAGTCTGCTGCTCTTTAGCTATCTCAAGTTGGCTTTTCTCGAACGCATCGAGAAGTTCTTGGTTTTCACCAAACACCCCTCGCATATCGTCGTGTAACTGCTGGGCTTCCCCGAGTAGCATATTGCTGTTCAGCTCTGGTTCTGTGATTTGATCCCAGCCAGCAGGGTCTGGGTTGTTTGAAGTCAGCAGTCGGCGGGTGTCTTCGTCAGACTGTATGATTTTCTTTTGCAGGTCGTCACGAATTGCAACCAGCTCATCGACAATACCAATGACGTCATCCGTGCTGGCAGCGATTATCGCTGTCGGGTTATCAACTAGCTTGAGAATATCGTCACTTACGGACCTTGCTCGGCTCAACAAGCTAATGACGACTTGGTTACTCTCAATAAGCTGACGACCCATCTGGTCAATCATGCCGAGCATAAGGTCACGGCCCTCTGTCGAAACAACGACGGCCTCCAAACCTTCTTTCAGTTGATTGAAAGCTGAAAGTGTGGCTTCGTGAACATCTGTCAGAAGCTCATCGCCTTTCATTCTCGTAACAAGAATGTTGTCCATTTCAGTCTGGAATGTTCTGACCAAAGACCGTGCCGTCTCGTCACCCATTCCAGGAATCTTTGTTAGCGCTGTGGATATCCGGTTAACCGTTGCTTTGCTTAAAGACTCCAGTTGTGCAATAAGATTGTCCGGCTGACCAACAAGGTTCCTGACCAAACCAGTCCACTTAGCTTTGGCCCCGTATATTTCCGTCACTATTGTGTGAGGTTTAAGAGCTGCGGCTGTGTCTTGAATCAGGTTAATAACAGCGGAAGCCTGACCCCCGTACAAATCTAACGTAGCGCTTCGCATTGCAGCTAACGGATTAAAAGTGAATCCGGGCATTGCTGGCGATGGAGACATAACCAAGTCCAGCATATCAGCGTACTTTTTGCCGTTGTCTCCCAGCGAATCACGAATCTTGTTTTTTATCGATTTTATAGCACTTATTCGTGCTTGACCCTGTGGCGTTTTTCCTCCAGGAGCATACACAGGCAGCCTAAATATAGACAGGTTAGACTTCTCTGCTTTTTCTCGAGCTTCCTTCATTGCGTTTATAATGTGATTACGCAAATCTTGCCGGCGGCTGATATGAGGAATGTTGGGGTCAGAAGGAAGACCATGACTTTTTCTCCATGCGTCATACCAGCGAGTAATCTCAGGGTGACGTGCGTACTCAGAGAGCATTTCGTCAGTCTTCTTTATGATTTCTTTCTGAATGTCCTGTGTAGTAGCGGCGGTAATGCTGTCGTCTGAAAGCCTGATCTCAAGATCGTATATTGCCTGCATTTTACTTGTTGCTTGAGCTGCTACAGTGCCTTCTGTGAGCAATACAGACTTCGCTACAAATCTTTCAAGACTAATACCGGGCACAGCAGACAGCGCCATCTCTAGGATTTGCTGTTCCAGCTGGTCCGTGATAATCGAGTCGTCTACGTCTCGTGCTGCCCGTATTCGCTCGACCAAGTCGTCGACTGCTTTGTTAACCGCTTGCTCAATCTTGGGGGCTTTTTCCAAAAGCTTCTGTCGGATTGCTGAACCCGCATCCTCTGCGTCGTCAATGGCATTCATCAACACTGCAAGTCTTACAGTGTCAGCCTGCGATTCCGCTCCAACCTCAAAGACACTACCCCTTGAGCTTCTCTGCAATAGGTCTATAGGCGAAACGCCCGGCACTGCAATGTTTGCAGCTTCGAGGCGCTCCTTCATTAACTGGCGAATGACAGATGCGATAGCTGGGGCGCCTGCTTCTTCTGCGCCAACGTCAGTGATTAACTGTTCCAGCTCGTCCATGCTGCCGGCAAGCGCTGAAGTAATCCCGTCTTCTGCCTGCAACAAACCGCCCTGACTGGAGAACAGGGAATCCATAAAGGTATTTACCGTGCCCAGGCCAGCCGATAAATCAGAGTTCACTGCGTCCAAAAACTTTGCAGAGCCTTCACCGCTGGCGAGCAGTGGCAACAAATCTTCTCGTCCCTGCAGCCAAGTTAAAGCCTGCTCAAACTTGCCGGTTTGTATCAGCGTTTTGAACGTGTCCAAATCTGGAATCATTACCCCTAAGTTTTCAGGAGTAATCAAATCCTCGTAAGAAGCTTCTGACATCAGGGCACGAACGAGGTCATTGCCCAGTTCGCTTTCAGGTCCGTACATTCTGCGCAGGACATTACCCACTTGTCCGGGGTGTACGCCCAGATCATCGACAAGCTTAGTGACAAACGTTCGTTCTATCTGCGCTCGCTTCGCTGCAAACAATCGTGAGTACACAATGGCGTACAGGTTTTTGTTTGCGACCAGACCCATACTGTCGGCTTCTTCTCGAGTCAAAGAACGCACACGAGAAAATGGGTCTTCACCCTGCACACGGCCAAACTCGCTACCCGGCTGCAGACTAATATTCTCAACCTTCTGCCAGTTGGAATAGTTCAGCGGTAGGTAGTATTCCATGAACTCCATGGCCATACCGTGAGCAGCAGACTCGTCGTACACCTCAGTAAACTCTCTATGTATACGGCGCACAGTTTCCTGAAGCTGCTCGACCTGCTCTGGCGTGTAACCTTGCAGTCTGGGGTCTTGAGACATAAGAGGGATGTGCTGCTCGGTGTATCCGGGTGGAGTGTTCCCTGCTTGCAGTTCCATTTGTTCAGCTCTTGCAGCGTCTGCAGGGTCACCAGTGCGGCGGAGTCTTTCAATCTCTGCGTCGAATGCTTCTCGAGTAAAGAACCGCTCTCCACTACGCAAGTGGCTTATCGCTGAGTCCTGTTCAGCGAGGACCGTGTCGACGACCACCTCGTATAAGTCTGCAGGCAAAGGCTGATCTGTGCCGTCTGGTGCCCAAGTCAATGTCTGCTGCGTGCGCCCTTCTGATAATACCTGCGCTTCCTTGATAGCGTTTTGTCTTGCAAGAAGTCTGGCATTTAGCACGCCGGACCTTCTGGCGTTCGCACCGAAAGCTCGACTGACTTGGTAGCTAGCGCTCTTTCCAAACTTGGATACTGTTTCAGCGACCGCTTTGGTAGCGTTTCGTATTGGACCAGGAGTGTACTGGGCGGCAGCTCCCATCGCTTTGAGGATTCCCGTTTCCACAGCCAGAGCAAACTCGTCGAGCCACTGCGCCTCTGCAATGACAATGCCTGACTGTGAGAATGGCGCTCTGATCTGCAGGCCACCAGGGTCAATCATGCTCCTCATGCCGCCAGTCAGGTTTGTCAGGAAGTCCATAACGTTGTCTATCGTTACGTCTTTGCCTTCCATATCTAGGAAGTGCTTTAATACTGCGTGCGAGATCTCGCCAGTGGTGTCACCGCCAACAGCCTGCAGAAATGCAGACAACTGCTCCGGAGAACCTCGCCCCTCTTCAATCAATCGGCGCAGTGTGCGAACGTCATTGTGCTTAGACAACATTGCAAACACAGCGTTAACGTCTTGACTGATACTGTCTTCTAATGACAGTCTGGCTACACCTTCCTGCACTTCTCCGACTGCAGCAGTGACGTCGTCCAGTTCGACAGTGGGGTCTAGGTTTTTTTTCACAATCTCAGCAAGGTCATTAGCTTTTTTCTGAGCAGCGTTGCCACCCAGTTGAAAAGCTTCGCCCCTCTTTAATGCTTCCAGACCTTCATCGACAATGCTCAATGCAACTTTATTCAGCTCTTCTACAGGCGTAAACTTTTTCCCTGCAAGTATCGCCTTCCCTCTCAAAGGTACGTTTGTGGCAATACCTTTTGCAAGTCGAGCAGTCTGTGCTGAACCCAAGGATATGAAGTTGAGCGGGTCAGTAACAACGTCGAGGACAAAGCCCAACGTTTCACGGGACCAGTAGGCGTAACCGTCTTCACCTTCCCAGCCCAGATTCTCCAGTACGTCAGCGAACACTTCTTTGTCTTTAAGTGTCAGCCCCCGGTACGCCTCGACGATAGGGTTGGTTTCTTCAGTCTCACCTTGAGATAGGTTGACGACTGCATTGGTTGCGCCGGCCACTGCAAAGTTAAACGCACCGAAGATCTCAAGTAGCTTAATCCACCCAGAGGTTTCGGTATGTTCTCGTGGAATAAACTGCGTGTTGTCACCGTTGCGTATTGAAATATTCTTGCGCAGGTTCTTGAGCTTTCCTCGCTCGTCCTCTGTTAGCCCTGACTGACCAGGTCCAAACGGCTGTCGAGGACCAACGACTCCAGAGTCATAGAACTTTTGACGCATGATAGGGTTGGCGATTTGATCTTGCATAAATCGCTGCGACAACAGCCCGGCGTCCTGCAAGTCCAGAAGCGTCCGCATGAACGGATCGACTTGCTGGTTAGGAAGCTGAAGCTGCGGCATATTCGGTGAAGATAAAGGCCTATCTTCATCTGGAGAGTACTGAGTGTAGATCCCGACTGGCACGTAGCCTCTTATCTTAGAAAGGTTGTTGCATTAGACCCAGCAAAGCCTGCTGCATTTCTTGTTTTTGAGCTTGACGTATAGATAAAGCACGCAAATACTCTTCGGCTCCCATTTGTGTTTCTTGTTGTAAAGGTGTCGGAGCTGGTGGTCCATACAGTGGCTGGGTTTCTGGTCCATACAGAGGTGGCTGGGTTTCTGGTCCATACAGAGGTGGTGGCTGGGTTTCTGGCCCATACAGAGGTTGATTTTCTGGTCCATACAGAGGTTGATTTTCTGGCCCATACAGAGGTGGTGGCTGCTGTTGTGGCGGAGCTGGACTATCACCCATTGCCATTTTCTGTAAATAATCCATTGGATACGCTAATTCGAGAAGTTGCCTTTTCTTTTCTTCAGTCATTTCTTCTACTGGTGCGTCTGCACGAGCTAGTTGCTTATCCTGCATTAAATCAAAAAGGGTAGGTATTGGAGACTGGATCTTTAAGTCTTTAACATCATTAGAATTTAAACTGCTGTTTGGGTAAATGTTTTGAATTGCGGATAAAAGATCTTCGCTTGGTACATTTAGAAATGGATTTTCTGGCCCATACAAAGGTTGATTTTCTGGTCCTTGCAGAAGATTATCAACAGAACTCACTCCCGCCATTGGGAAAATGCCAGCTTCTATCAATGCTTGTTGTTGAGCTTGATCTTGTGCCACGGCATTTTCAATCTTGTCTGCCAATGCTTGTAGTTGAGCTTGATCTTGAGTAAGTGGTCCCTGCAAAGGTGGCTGGGTTTCTGGTCCATATAAAGGTTGATTTTCTGGTCCATATAAAGGTTGATTTTCTAGTCCATATAAAGGTTGATTTTCTAGTCCTTGCAGAGGTTGTGGCTGCTGTCGTGGTATCGGCACATACGTCGCCTCTTTTTGATTTGAGAAAAAGAGGTCGTAGATTTCGTCTCCCATACCCCGCAATACACCTTCGATGGGACCGACTCTCTGGTCTTCTGGCAATCCCTGCTGCAGCTCTTGTGCCCGGCTCATCTTGCTCATGCTTCCTTGCAGCATAGAATCCTCGCCAAGAAACACGCCTTCTCCAGGCAATACCCCTTGCTCTTGTCCAATACGGCCCGCAACTTCTGCACCTCCTAAAACTTTAGCCAATGGCGCAGCAAATGGCTTTAAAAGAGGCCATAACTTTTGGTAAGCTTTATATAATCCATAACTAGTTCCTATAGTTGTACCTGGATTATCTGCTACAACTTCCCCTGCGTCAGATAAAAGTTCTCCTGTTTTACTAAAAAATCCCGGTTCTGCTTCGGGAATGTTTCCGAGGATATCTACGACTGCTTCAGTTGCATTTTCTGCCAACCCGATTGTGTCTATGAGTGTGGGGTCTTCATCGATTTGCTCTTGTAAAGTTTGAGCATTCTCTTTAGACAGAGTGCCTAGAACTGCGTCGACAACAGGCTCAGAGACTGCTCTTATCCCAGCTTCTGCCGCTTTTTTACCAAACGAGTTTACAGTTGCACGGGATACTTCTATCAGAGGATCGTCAGGAATAAGTCGACCTGGATTTTCCACCGACTCTGATACTAATAACCCCGTCCCGCTTCTTGCGTTGTCTTCTGCCAACGTCTGCATGTATCCTTGTTGAAACTTGACGCCTTCAGAAATATTGTTGCCAAGGTCTTTGATTCTACTTTTTAAGCCCTCCATAAACCGTTGGGCTTCTTTAGCTGGAACTTCTGAGCTATCAATCATGCTTTGAACTTGCTTCAGTTGAGTATTCACAACACGAATAATCTTAGCGTATTCTTCTGGGCTTCCACTCTGCATATTTCGGACAGCAGGAGACAATCCCAGATCTTGATTCAACATCGGATTAGAAGCCAGCTCCGGGTTGTCCATAAAGGTATTCAGGCTGTCTATCGTTTGATTTAACCTGCTGTATACGCTTTGATTTTCGACGTCGCTGATATTTCTGATGGCTGTGGTTCCGGGAGTTTGAGCGACTTCTTCTCTTTGCTGCGCTTTCAACAATCCCCGCAGCTGCTCGCTTTGCAACTCCATTTGCTTACGGCTTAGTCGACGGTCTTCAGACTGCTGTTGATGTTGCATTAGCATCATCAGAGCCTGCATTGTAGAGTCTGCCGCTGAAGCCGTTTGAGATTGACGTTTTGCGTAGCTACCTAAAGTTGCCATTAAACCATTCCTCCCGCTGCCATGCCCATTTGCGGCTGCAACGCTTGATTGTATCCAGCTACGTTTGCCATATTATTTTGCATTTGCGACATCGGAGATTGCATATTTACAAGTCCCCTTAACTGGTCTTGGGCATTCTGAGTTGATTGTTGCTGGGCCTGCTGCATAAAATCAGTTTGCGGGCTACCAGGTTGGAATCCGTACTGAGCTAGATTCCTGCTTGCTTCAAAATCTCTTCGACGTTGAACTCCTTGAATCTGATCCATGCCTCGAGATAAAACTTCTTTAGGATTAAATCCTTGCTGGTTCACGTTCCTCATTGCCATCTGCATTAAAGGATCTAAAGCGAACTGGTTTGCTAGTTGCTGTTGAAAACCGAACTGCGTATTTTGCATTCCTTGAGCCATGTCTGCTTGGCTTTTACCTGACAAATACGACAACCCCGCTCCAAGTGCTAAAGCTGGTAACATTATCCTATTGCCTTTCCAGCGGCTCCGTACACGCCACCTAAGTATTGCGAAGCATTCAAGGATGCATTCCTTCTTGACTGCGCCGCTGCTTCACCTAACTGCATCTGCAAACCAGCCGCTGATTGACCTGCTTGGCCATAGTTCAGTAAACCAGACATATCCTGTTGAAGATTACCAGTTGGCTGCATTGCTAAGGACTGTCCAAGTTGACGGTTCTGTTCTCCCGCCATGGCTGATCTCTGTTTACCACTAAATGGGTCGGTGGACATAAGTCTACCTAGTGCCATTCTCATCTGAACTTGGCGTGGGTCTATGCCTCCGCCTCCAGGACCACCTGATAAAATGGTTCCCGGTGCTAAGACTCGGTCATACATTGACATGCCGCCAGTGTCACGACCTACTACTCTGGCACCTGCATTCTCACCCATTAAATCACCACGACCCAAAAGACTCATAAGAGAATTCTGCGTACCCTGCAAAGCTCTTTGATAACCTTGTTCTTGGACATTGTTCATGGCTTGTTGGCCAAAGTAGTTGCCAATAGCTGATCCCATGCCTAAACCAAGACTAGCATTAGACCCGCCCATAAAGTTCATTAACTGATCGCCCCAACTCGGAGCAGTTTGATCAAAAACTGTAGCCGCCATACTCGTACTCATTGGTAAATTCATTATGACACCGTCCATTGCACGGCCTGCATTTGGCCGAAGTACGTTCCGCTACCAGTACTACTCGTAGGCTTTAAATACAACGCAAACGTGCGTTCTGTCGTTGCTGTGTTGCTTATCAACATTTGATGAACACACGGGACTGGTAGACTTCCGTCTGTGTCAAAACCAGTAAGCAAAGTTTTCAAGAATGTCGTGGCACCGCCAGTGGTTTCTCTGATAGTTACAGACATTATTAAATCGTTAGAAGTGTCGATAAATCCGTTGACGTAAAGCATGAACGGAGCCGCTAAAATCGGAGTAACAGACACATCTGTTATAGAAGAGCCGGCACCTGAACTGGTATAGGTGACTGATTTATTTGTTTCGTCAGTTTCTCCAATAACCGTAACAGCCACACTCAGGTTGTTGATTTGATTTTCCAGAGTAGTCACTGTTGAACTAAGCGACGTCACGCTGCCGGACACCGTGTTTATTTCTCCGCCAAGAGTTGCGTTTAAAGCGCTATCTCTACGGCGTATATCGTCATATATCTGACGGCCTTCTGGAGCAACTGGGCCAACTCTATGGTATATCCTAGGATCACTCACTTGCGCCTCCTTGGGCCACGAATCCGATACCGAATAATAGCCCTTTGTATTTCGAGCTGATTATTTCTAGTCCTACCACTAAGTATTTCATACCGGATTCTTCGACCTCTTTTTCTCATTGAGTAGCTGAGGTCAGGAACCAATGAACTACTGGCGTACTCACTTGCTCCTCTTGAATAAGTGGGGGTGGACTCTTCATCAAACCATACACGGAAAACCGTGTCGTCGGATGTCGGTACAACGTCTTGATCTGGAATAAAGGTCCACCCCGAAAACAGATAGTCGAATCCCACACCTTGAGGAGAGAACCAATGAGGGAGATATCGACGAAACTGAGTCCCCACGATAATCGTGGCATGAGTTCCGGAGGAGGTCAGAGGGTGCCCCAGGTAAAGACTCGTAGAGCCACCTGAAACTTTTACCCCTCTGACAAACGTGTATAACCGAGGGTTGTCCCATATGGGATCAGTTGTTTCGGTATACGTTGCGCTACTATGAAACACCACCATTGCCGGCATTCCTATTACAGAACTATCCCATCCAAAAGTGCTAGTAAAACCGACACATTTTGAACTACTGGTGATATATTCTGCGGCAGCGTAAGTGTTGGAAAAGTCTGTCTGTCCTGAGCCTGCGTCACTTTCTCTATTGTCAAAGCTGGATTCAATCTCGTAGACATGACCTCTTGAACCTATAAGTGGTCTTTGCTGTCCTAAGCCTGAAGAATCCTGCCCTGAATCGATTACGTCGTGCGGCATCTCCCATTTACTCCACCTGCCTATGTTGTAATCAAATGTCAGAATAAGGTTTCTAGCACCTTCCCCACTGGGAGGTATTGATAACCAAATTCTTTGGTCTGGAGCATCGTGAGTCATTTGAGCATTTGATACCTGAGCTTCTGTCAAGCTTTCCAAGGTTCCCAGTATTGACTGAGAACTAACGTCGTTGACTTCAAACCCATCGGTAACATACACGACACGATCAGGAGATAAGAAGAACAAGGAGTTTCCAGCAACGGCTGCCGCTTTTGGATTTACGCAACCTTTGCCGACATGGACATTTGCGGGTTGCTCTCCTGAAGCTGCAGCATCGTCACGAGCTGTCCAAATAGACCTTTGTTTTAAAATAACTATTCTTCCAAACAGTGGCCGTATAACCATGACTCTATCGGAGTTGTCGTTATTCAAAGTCCAAACATTTAAGGGAGGAGCAGACTGTGGGAGCAGGGTCTTACTGTAATAGACATATCCCGGATTTGTCCCTGCGCCTCCAAAGTGCATCACCCGACCGCCGATGGCTGAAGTGCTGAAGTCGCCCGGTGGGTAGTTATCGATACTCTCGGTCTGCTGCAGGAGAAGATCGGTCTCTCTGAGCTGACTAATGACAGTCAAAGGCGGCGACCCACTCAGGACATTTTGCCAGTAAGTTGGTCTTGGTATTCTTTGTTCAAGGTAATAAGTGTTAGATCCTTGGGCTTGTCGATACACCATTAGGAAGTCCCAATCGGTGTTTACTTTAGATATGATACCAACGCCCAGAGTCAGGGTATCATGACTAGCCGAAGTTGCAGCTGCCTCCCCTTCTGGATTCAAGTTGGACTCGTCGCCAGTTAGCGAGTTGTACAGAGAAAACTTGTACCGATACGTTGTACTGGCTACCAGCTCTCCGCCTTCGTCGCTGCTGGTTTCAGTAATGATACCAACTAGTGGACGTTGCAATCCAACTGTGTCGGTTCCTCCTGGATAAACCTTGAACGGTCGCATCTTGTTTCCGCTAACAATCAGCCTGTCATTATATTGGACAACTGAGGTTGCGTTTGCTGCCCCATACATTGGAGCAACATAGAACTGCCCAGTTCCTGCAGATATATCTCTAACGTACACACCACCGGGCATAATCACAGCGGACTGCAGAGTCTGCTCCATACCCGCTTGTATGTTAAAATCATGTACACCTAAAACAGAAGCCTGCTTCGGTCCAGTCATGTTTCCAATGCCGGCGTAGTACCTTCTGCCTTGCACGTTTGGAAACAAAGCATAGACGTAATCATTGCGGGAATCCCTCCACCGCTGCACTCCCGAATACGTGCCTACGGTTGTCGTCGCAACGTCCATTGTTCCATCTAGAGAAACCGCTAAACCGTTTGGGTACACCTTAGTTCCTGGAGTAACGTCGATAGCTACTACTTCGGCTGAGTTGCTGGGGAACGTAGTCAGTCCGCTGTAACCCCGAACGTCTGTCAAGGTAAAGGAAATGGTTCTGTCGTCGCCGTCGTACCCACCAAGATTTGCATCAAGAGTTTGAACGTTGTGAATATACGCATTGGTCTGATCAGTGCTGACCTGTGAATACGTCGAGCCTCCGTCAGTTGACACAAAAGCTCGAAGCGTTGATGCAGTACCAGAGCCGTATGTTGCAGGAGTAGTCTGCAGGAAAAAAGCTAACCGAACTCCAGAACCATATGAGATATCAGAGGTGGTCAAAGTCAACGGAGTTGAAACTACCCCCACTGCAGCACGGTCGTCGAACATACTGATTGACACTCGCAGCTTGTACTGAGTGTTTGGATCGGTTCCAGCGTTAACCGTCACAACCATGTTATTGTCGTCGTCTGTCATAACCCAAGGAGGAAAAGTGTAATCTTCATCGCCAGCCGGCGGAGCATTAACCGTTACTCCAAATATCCAACCCCAGTTTTTAACGCCTTCTAAACTAGTGTTTATTGCGGTTATGTATCCTGTATTGCCAGGTGGGAACACAACATTATTGCCAGACTTGTAGGTCATGGCAGGGTATATCACCATCTCGCCAGCGCCGGTATTAGTATAGGAGTTATTGCCCAAAGCTGACCACTTATACTCGGACCCTTCTGGCTGACTCAAGAAATAGACCCGAGTGGGTATGTCTCCTTCAGCATAAGAAAACCAACGAGTTTCTGGATCTGTGTTTACCGTGTCAGTTTTGTGTATTTCAACTTGTCCGATATAGCCGTCAAAGTTGTGCTTGTAATATTCACTAGCCCCCCCGTAAAGGAAAGCCCCTATCGTCATGTAGTAACTTGCACTCGTGTCTATATAGACGTGCTGACTTGTTAAACTTCCACTAGTTGTAGCTGTAGTCGAGCTGCTACCATTTAAATAATAGCGAAAAGTACTAGTAGTGTCGTCGGGAGTCCACACCCACTCGAGGCACACGTCGTCAGTTTCAGAAATAGATAATACGCTACTAGTTTGAAAGAAGTTGGATTCTGCACCAGAGTCGTTTTCTAACCTAGCGTCTATGCGGAACCGAAATGTTCCAACGCCGTACTGCTCTAATGACAACGCCCAACCAGACGTTTGTCCTGAAGTGTTATGAAAATCAGTTGACGCACCTGTTGATCCACAAATATGCCAATAGATGCTACTGCCGCTATAAACTTTCTCTTCTTGTAGTCGATTGAGATTTATTCCCGAGAGATATGCTCGGACGACAAACCCGGTGTTGGCTGCAGCGGACAGAGCATTCAGAGAAAAAACGTCTGCTGCATAGCTGGATTTAACCGCTACCTTTTTACCGTCGTGGTAAGTGGCTTGAGCTGGCAGTGCGTCAGCCCACACTCGAGTTGTCGGTCCACGGCCTCGGATACTTTGACGACGGAAGTCAATATTAACCGTGTCGTCTGCCCCCCAAGCTGGAGCGCCTGTACCCTGTCGTGTGTTGTATAGCCCCTGAAATACCTTTTGCTCTCGCTCTTGGTATCCCATGACTAACCTATGATTCTGTGTTGCGGATTTATAGCTGGAGATCCCACACTTGAACCAGGAAAAACCACCGCATTGTGTGTTCCGGTGGCTCCTTCGTAGACTCGATCTAACGTGTATGAGCTGTTTGTAGAAACGCTTGTTATCCTGTAAGCTTTTAAATCTTCGTTACTGACAATGATTTTCTCATCATGGGAAGATGCAGCCGAGCCGTATGTGACGGTTGCAGATCCATTAATAAAACCCATCGCCGTATTAGAAACATTTGTAGACACTTCGTGCCCCTGAGCTTCCAGCGCTGTGCTTGGCGCACCAGTTGCAAAGGTAAACATTTTGTTTGTGCCGCCCGTTTTAAAAACTTTAGCGCTTGAAAAATCGTAGGCCATTATGTGCTGTCCGAGGTGTAGCCGGTAATTCGGTCAGTAGGTAAGTATCGATTCCTGCCAACAAAACGACTTCTGTCACTTCGCAAGAATCTAATCGCCCCAGCGTCTGCTCTAGAAAAGTTTCTCATTCGAGATATTCCCGCAAGGAACTCACCTTGAGCTGAGGCCTTTACGCCTTCATTCTCAAATTCAAACTCAAAAGCTTTGTATTTAGCCCCTGCCACAATCACCGGGTGGAAACGCTCTTGTATGCCAGTCACTACTTCAAGCTCGTCAGAGTCGGCAGTAGGGAGCTGTACACGTCTCCAATATTCAACTTGGTATACTCGCTTCTCATTGGGAGGAGGGTACAGCACTAGCTGTATATTGCCGGAGGAATCGACACCTCTAGCCCACCACTCGTAAGGAAAAGCCCCAAGTGTTAAAAAGGGATCGGGAAATAGCCTGCGACATTGGTTCCCGGATCGACCAGATAAAACTCTGGGATACGCCATATCTATAACGTCGATTACAGTTTCAACGTCAGAAGGCAGCGGGATAGTTTCCTGGATTATATGAACAGAGTCACCCACAACTGGAGTTGTGATTAAATCAGGAGAAACCGTAAGTTTATTATTAGCAGAAACCCAGCTTACAATGTCGTAAACATTGCCGCCAATTTTAACTAAGCCGCCGTCGTACCCATTAACATGAGTGGCAACTGTATGGATATGGTCTGCACCAATCGAGTGCGATCCGCTAACCGTAGTCTCGACATCATCAAGAACGGAAAATGTAGAGGCTTTTCTATCCCAAGGCCAGCGTCCTGCAGCATGGATATCTCGAAGAGCGTCGGTAACAAAGGTTCCGAGCTGAGAAGTTAACTCGTTACTTCCGGCTCCTATTGCGTCTTGCACTCTTGTCTTTGCTTCCCCGAAGTTCACTTTTCTTCTCCTCCGCCAAAGTCACTGTTAGATTACATTGGGTAATCTTTCCAGCTCCTGCAGCTTGAACAGTTTTAGATTGTGGTTCGGATCGCAAAAGAGTTTCATCTGGTCGCCCACGCAAAAGCGAAAGCTTGTACTGCTGTTGACGATCCAGGGATTCCTTACTTGCGTTGTCCATGCTTCTCCTCAACTTATTAGAAGGGGCATCTAGACCTTCCAGATGCCCCCCCCAAAACCGCACACAAAAATCAGACGAAGGTGCCGAACTCGCAAGCGATGCCCAACTGATTCCGGTTACCAAGCATAAAGATTTTACGCTTGTCTCCCGCAGTCGTTGCTCCAGAATCTCCTACTTGGAAAGCTACGGTGTAGGTATCCGTTGCAGCAGCGATTTCCGCAAGGCTACCATCTACAGTGAGGTCAACACCATACGCAGTCAAATGTGGGTCGGTAATTGTCTCAACACACTTTGCCAAGCAAGGACCGTACACACGCACGGTTCCCCACTCGCTAGGCTTGATTTCGGCCAAAGCGCAACCCAACGCCGCAGCGTTACCAGCACTGCTAGAGCTAGCAGCTGCTTGGATTGGAATCACCGTCGTCGTACCTTCAGCCTCAAGCGGACCACGAGTGGTAGCATAAGGATCAATAGTAGACTTCAGCTCAACCGGAGCATCAGCAGCCTGGACAATCATACCCGCTTCAATCGTGGCAGCAGTGCTGTTGTAGAACGGCTGATCGATTACCGGGTAAGGGTAAATAGTTCCTGTACTCATTTTATCCCCCTTAGCCTACGGCATTTACGAGAAGACCCTGACGGGCACGGTTGGAACAAGTGAGTTCACCTTTCCAGAAGATCCGGCTGAAGCGTGCCCACTGGCGCTCGGCTTCACGGAACTCTGTCGGTGTCATGTCAACGTCCGGATGGACATCTAGCTCTAGATAGTTGGAGTTCAAAAAGAACATACAACCAGCAGGAACGTCTCGATCAAACATGATAGTAGTCGCACGGTACATGAGACTCTCGAAGCCTGCATCCGCCGCCATAGTGTTAACGTAGCGCTTTTGATCCACAAGAGTGGAGTCGTAGCTTTCGTAACTTGCTTGACTGCTGAGAATGAGGTCCGGAGTGTCCTGTCCACGAGAACAGTCAAGGTACAGCGAACGCATTTTGTCGACACCATTGGTGGCAAAAGCTGTCTCTGCAGCGCCGCAGTCGTCGAACTTGTTCACCCACCAGTCGTAAGTGCCGCCAGAGATACCACCATAGGCACGGCCTTGAGTAGCATTTTGGCAAACATCAAACAGTCCGGTAGTACGCAAAGAGTCCGGCGTTGCAGTACCAAGAACCGCAGCTCCATTAGTTGCTGCAGCAGTGTTTGCTGTGTAAGGGCCAGCGTACCCGTTGTTAATCAGGTCGCTGTTGATTTGTTCTTTAAAAGATATCTCCGCCTGTTTTACCTTGGCTTCGATCAGGGAAATGATACGGGACTCTCCCATGTTGTCGGTCTCGCTGTCACGGGAAATCACTACCGGCGCTTGATACTTCTTGTACAAGAAGGTCGCAGGAGCAACACCCTCAGTCGGTTCCGTCAGGAGGTCGTCGTATCCCGAAAACGGCTGTACCGTCGAGCCGGCGTACATCAAGGGAATCTCGATGCTTTGTCCGCCGGCAATCAGGCGCTTACGTCCATTGCTGGTCAACCACCAAAGAAGAGGAGTCGCATCACTAAAGTTATCGACTAGTCTTTTTTGGAAGTTCTGCAACGTGGTCGTCAGCAGAGCCGAGTAAGTGCTGGGGTTAGTTCCCAGGCTCGGGTCAATGAGTGGCATTGCCTACTCGCTTTCGATTACGATGATTGAAAACTTACAGGCCCGTCAATACCAAGCTGCTCTTTAGCTTGCGCAAAAGCATCATGAAGTGACTGGGCTGGGGCTTCTGCCGGAGTGCTAATTGAAGCAGCTCCAACAGGCGGAGGAGGAGACACAGGAGTAGTTGCCTCGTTCTCTCCAGAAAAATCGGTATGTACCTGTCCTGTCTCTACTCCAGACTGCGACTCAACTATTTCGCCTGAGTCGGCTTTACCCTTAGCAACTAAAAACAAATGCTCAAGATTTGCAGTCGGCAGTTCTTGTTTAATGGCGTGCATCATCGGCAAATACGCCTGGTATTCAGGGTACTTTGCTTCAAACGACTGCATTTCTGCGTATGCACGAGCTTGTTGCTGTTGTTGCTCCATGGCCTTGACTCTTAACTCAAGGTCATTAGGGACGGCTGAACCAGAAGAGCTATTTTGAGGCAGCTCCTCCTCGAACCCATTTAGGTCACTCTCGGGTGGCGGAGTATTATTGCCTTGAGGCGTTCCAGACTTCTCTCGGTAAAACGTCGAGAGAGATCCTTTCTGTCTCGCTTGCAAGTACTCGTTAAACTCTGAGTCCTTCATTAGTTCTTTCAGAACTCCAGACATTTGGACATCTCGCTGCAGTTGGCCCTGTTGTTGAGACAACTTTTGACGAGTTTCCGTAATGTATTTGTTCTGAGATGCGAGATGTTCTTTTACAACTTCTTGCTGTTGGGGCGGCAATACTGCCAAAGCCTGATTTACAGCTGGTGTAATTCCACCTCTCTGCAACCCTTCTGCAGTTGAGTCCGAGGTTTTACCCGGTTGTTCTACGGCTTCTGTGTTGTTCTGATTCACGAACAGTTCCTTTCTCATGATTGTCTATGACAGATTATGTACAAGAAAACAAGCACCTACTAAACTTACAAGTGTTGTGTGTTATCCCTGATCTCCTCCAGAAAGAAGATCGACAAGGACACGTTCTAAATATTTTTGAATGCCTTCTAGCTCTAGGTAAACGGTTGTCCAACTCATCGCCTACGACCTCCTAAGCCTAAAACCATAATAACTTGAACCAAACGATCTATTTTTACAGCCAAATCGTACACGTCATCAATAGTCTTCTCTCCTGTTATTGTTGCCTCTACAACAGATGATCCTTCTAAAGATGCTGTAATATTTACGATTGCCGCAGTCACCGACAAGCTTGTTGTTACAGCGGAAGACCCTGACAAGTTCGCAGTTAATGTTTCCTGGTCACCTGTCACTGTCAAAGTAGACGTGACTACAGAAGCGCCCGCCAACGCAGCGGTTAATGCTTCCTGATCACCTGTCACCGTCAGTGTCGTGGTTACGCCAGAAGCTCCGGATAATGCAGCCGTTAATGTTTCCTGATCACCCGTTACTGTCAGGCTGGAGACGACTGCAGAAGATCCGGATAATGCAGCGGTTAATGTTTCCTGGTCACCTGTTACTGTCAGAGTAGTAGCGACAGAAGACGCACCAACTAATGCAGCGGTTAATGTTTCTTCGTCACCCGTTACTGTCAACGTCGCTGTGGTGATAGCAGCTGAACCCGTTAAACCTGCTGTTACGGCAACGTCAGCATCTGCGACTGTTAGAGTCGCTGTCGAGATTGCAGACGTACCCGTGAGGCTTGCCGATATTTCTTCTTCATTTGCAATAGTCAAAGTAGTCGCTACCGCAGACCCACCAGTTATCGATGCGGTTAATGTTTCCTGGTCACCTGTTACTGTCAGTGTCGTCGCTACCGTAGACCCACCAGTTAGTGCAGCCGTTAGCGTTTCTTCGTCACCCGTTACTGTCAGAGTAGTCGTTAGAGCAGACCCACCAGTTAACGCAGCGGTTAATGTCTCCTGATCACCCGTTACGGTCAGAGTCGTCGCTACACCGGACGCACCGGTTAACGCAGCGGTAAGTGTCTCCTGATCACCCGTTACGGTCAGCGTCGTCGCTACCGTAGACCCACCAACTAATGCAGTGGTTAATGTTTCTTGATCACTTGTCACCGTCAGTGTCGTGGTTACACCGGACGCACCAGTTAGTGCAGCTGTAAGTGTCTCCTGATCACTTGTCACCGTCAGTGTCGTGGCTACTGCAGACGCACCAGTTAGTGACGCCGTTACTGTTTCTTGATCACCTGTTACTGTCAGGGTTGTCGCTACTGCAGACGCACCGGTTAACGTAGCGGTAAGTGTTTCTTGGTCACCCGTTACTGTCAGGGTCGTCGCTATTGCAGACCCACCGGTTAGTGCAGCGGTTACCGTTTGCTGGTCACCCGTTACTGTTAGGGTTGCAGTTCCTATGTCTGAAGTTGCGGACATTGACGAGGTTAAAGATACCTGGTCACCCGTTACTGTTAGGGTTGTGGCTACAGCCGAAGACGCAGAAAGAGCAGCGGTAATATTGACAACAGTGGAGCCGGCTTCTTTAAGAGCCAGCCACAGCGTGTATTGACGCATTGTCGAGATGTTAGTACCGCTGTCCGTAAACTCTAAAGGCACTCCCATCGCTGTGCCCGTAGCAGCATCTGCCGCTGAATAACTGGCAAAATCACGCATCAGCATTATCGTGTTTTGCCCGTTACCTCTTAAACTGTTGTCAGAAGTTGTGTTTCCACTTTGAAAAGTAAGAGGCGACCAAGATGTAGGCAAGTTTGCGTGTAGCCAATTACTACGATCACACGCACCTATTGCCACAACAGTTAAAGAGCTATCGTAAAAAGTAGAGTTCCACGGGTCAGTGCTGGTACTCGGTATTGTATTGGAATCTGCCCAAGTAAAATCTCGGTTAGTAGCTCCGTCAAAACTTTCCCTTGAAGCGTCAAAGCTCATTTGAGCCATGTTTGGAGTGCCTGTATCCCAAGAACTCCAGTCTATGCCTCGTATTGCAGCAAGGTGAGCTTGAGCATTATTCGCTGTAGGTGTTGCAGTGACTTCTATTTCTAAACTGGTTAAATCACCAGACTGCACTTTAACCCAATACAATCCAAAGTATCGACTGTTAGTGTCAGAAGCTGGATAAGAGTGAAGCCAGTCAGTACCTAACAAATCAAACTGGGTAAACGAGCTTGTACCCCCGGTAATAGCTGGACCTGTAACGGACCCGGTTCCGCTTTTAACCCCAAACGAAAACAGCAGCAGGTCGTCAGCCTGAAGGTTTCCATACGTTAACGTTATTTCATTACCACTATTACCCTGTCGCCTAGAAGGGCTGTTTCCTACTGCTGGAGTTACATGCGTTATCGCCATTACAGATGCTCTATCGTAATCTCGATAGTAACGGCACCTGCCTTATAAGCTTTAGTAGGGATAATCGAAAACTCACCTGAAATCGTATCGGTATCGGGTTCATAGTAGCTGCTCCAAGTACTCCCTGATAAGGAGTCTAAATCTATATCTGAGTTATATGATTTAGTTAAACTTGTAATAGGACTGCTGGCTTTCCAAGGGTGCCCAGTTGGCAAATAAGAACCCCCTGCAGTCTGTAATCCATATTCATAAGCGAGCCAACCTTCTGCAAGTTGCCTATCCGCTGTTGAAAGATCCCCTTTTATAACTAAAACTCTAGATAAACTTAACCCGCTAAAAATAAGGTCTTGGTTCATAAAGTTAAAGTTTTGGGAAAGCCATCCTATACATCCAAAGTCGCAAGTTCCGGCAACTGTTCCTGTCATTGTTTGCACACCACGTCGATATTCCGTAACCACGTTACTAGAATCCCTAGTTAATACTCGGATATCTTCATCTTGAATGTAATCGGCAGTACCGGAACCGTTAATAGAGCCATTACTTTCATCTCTAAAGTAAACTTGTCGACTAGCGTTGTTGCCATACCAAGTAGCGTAACTAAATCTACCACTAGCATTATCAGAACCTATAGCGGGTTTGTTTGAATTGTCCGCTTGGTCTACAACTAGAATTACTGTAAACGGTTCACCAGCTGCAAAGGTAGGCGGACTAGAACTAAACTTAAGCCTTGAAGAAGTTCCAATATCAATCGCTGGATAAGTGGTAATGATTCCACCACTAGATGCGAAGGTAGGTTCATTGCCACTAGATGCCGTAAGATCTGCACCATCTACAGCATTTAAAGCAGTGCTTATATCATCGCCATCTGCATACTGTGATCTGATCTGATCAGGGTTTATGTCAGCCAGGACATTTTCTATATACGGGAATTTATCACCCTTGCTTGCGGAAGCATCAACATTAAAAGCAAACTTACCACCTGTGATGGTTTTTTTTGCTTTCAGACGTTTTAACGTACAGGAACCATAGAAGGTTAAGCTTAACGCTGAATCTTCAAAACTGTCCATCTGGCTTCCGTCAAGCTCGACGGTGTATATAGTGTCTGCCACAAAACCATCCTAAGATTCAGTAATCACCAAGCCACCAATTGCGATGGTCACAAAAGCGCCTGCCCCCACGTTAACAGCTGTAAATGATCCGGAATACAAAAGGTTAGTAACGGCTCCACCGGTAGCTTTGTAGATTCCGATTTCAGTAACGGCAATTGTTTCTGTTGTGCTGTTTTCCCATTGGTTGGTTCCATTACCCACTGCAACACCGTTCGTCGCTTTGCTGCCAGTGGACCCACCACCAACAGCTGCAAATGTCCAGTTACCGCTTGCACTTGCAGTGTCAAAAGTTGCTTCTTCCAACTCAGTGTTGTATGCAGTAAGCTGGCCCGTTGTGGTGTTGGGAACTCCAGTGCCCAAACGAACTCTTAAAGCAGTCGTGTCAATATCCGTGAAAGAAGTACCGTCTAACACTAGCTCAAGAATATCTTGAGCGATAGTTTGGCCTTTTGCTCCCATTACTTTACCTCGTATTTCTTACTCATACCGTCGGCCAGTCCTTGGGCCAAGGCGTATCCTGCACAAACAATCGCCAAGGCCCACGCCTTCGCTGTCGTGTCTACATCTTCTAGTCCACTAATACCGAGCAAGCCGGCAAGAGTGACCAGCAGCTTTTTACTGCCTAAGTTTTCAAGAATGTTTTTCATTTGTATCAGAGCCTGATTCCTTTCTTTTTACCTGTTTTTTTCTTAACAGCGGCTTTTTTCTTAACAGCGGCGGCTTTTTTCCGCAAGTGTTGGTACATTGGCAGTCCCGGTGGCCCCGCCAACTCTGTACCTACTGGCGGTTTAGTCCTTCCACTATTTGCAACCTTTCGTGCTTTTGTCAACGCCAAAACCCGTTTAGTTTTTTTTGCTGTTTTTGCACTTTTCTTTGCGTGTTGCGAACGTGGCTTTGCTTTGTCCGATGGTCTTCCACGTTTACTTCCGTATGTTCCTTTTCCTGATGGCATTACTGCCTCCTGATTCCTAGGCCACCCAAGGCCAATGCACTAAGAAGAGTTTCAAAAACAGTAGAGCCGTACCTGAGCCAGCCTTTGAAATCTTCTAGTTGTTCATTTTTCATGCTACGGATATGGTCCTGTTTAGACTGGATCACCTCCTGTAAGTTTGTTTGAACCCTAGTCCACTGCGCTATTTCTTCTGCGTCAGTCGCTTTAATCAGATTCAACTCAACTCTATTGAGATCTTCACGAAGTTCCTGAAGCTGCTCTTTCTCAGTTCTAATTTGTCCGGTACAACCAAGAACAACCAATAAGATTGCCAGTGTGAACCATTTACTTGCGAATCTCACGGCCAAGCTCCTTCACCTCTTCTTTTACGTCTTTTGTCATTTGCACTAAGTTACTTAAAACCTGCGTCGAGTTTCGTATTGCGTGCGTGTTACTTCTTAACGATTCTTCCATCGCTTTCCAGCGTTCGTATTCATGAAACTTACTCCCGCTACCAGTGCCGTTTTTAGACTTTAAGTAGGAGAAAACTTCTTTTGTCACAAACAAAGCCAAAGCTGTCGCTCCTACTGCTTCACCTGACAACACATCCATTACAGCTCAGTCCATTTCGTTATTCCGGTCAGCTTTCCCGTAGACCAGGTTAAAGTTATCCGAGCCTGTGTGCCGTCTTCCGCCGTCTCTGTAATCGTTTGCAACTCATCATTAGTCCAAGTCAATGATATGCCTGGATTCCAAAGCTTAGTATGTGGAGCGGCTTGCTCTACAGATTGAATTCCTCGCCCTCGTGGGTGCCGATAGTTCACTGCCATTAGGAATTAGTTCCCATTGTCCGAACTAGGGATTTCAATTCTTGTCTTGAGTTTTCTATGAAGGGATCCAATCCCCCTTGTCCTCCGACGTTGTTCACGTCAATATCAACAACCGCACCAGATATTTCCTGGTGTGGCATATCTCCGCCGTGTAAATGCACTAAATCTACATTAAATGTAATGGTGCAAGAGACTCGACTGTTCACCATGCACTGGGCTAAGTCTTTAGGCAGTTCTTCAGCTTTAAGTTTTATTTGCATTAGTGCCACTCCACTTTAATGGTGCCATTGCTACTATCTTCAATGTTCTTAATTACTTCACGCTCTTGAGATTTAGAACCTACGTAAGCGTTCAGTGATTCATTAAATCCGCCTTGAAAGACTGACCCCACAGTAGGAGTCCAACGCCGGCGACTAGCGTTCTGACATTTAGGACAAGGCTCAATCGCTTGAACCTCTTCCATATTCCTGAAGACCTCGAAATCCCCATGGTGTTCACAAACGAATGGATAAACCGGCATTAAAATCCGCCTCTCATAAGCTCTTGAACATTTTGACCTGTGGCCCCCCCGGACCCCATTTGTTGTGGAGTTCCTCCTGCTCCACCGGCAGTTAGTCCCGCACCTCCGCTTGGATTATTTGTTGTACCTGGCGCTGGGCCTGGATTTCCTCCGGTAGCCTGTCTTTGTTGCTGTACCTGCTGCATTCCTTGAGCGGATTGCTGCTGGGCACGAAGCATAGCCCGATGAGCTTCGAGATGATTTTGTAGTCTCTCGACCGTGCTTGGACTTTGCAGTGTCTGCGGATCTTGTAACTGTTGCTCGTGCGTGAATATGTGCCACTCGTGGTCGTCTATTTCGTTGGGCTGAAGATCCAGGCCTTTCTTCAACATGAGATACCACTCTTGACCGGGGTCCATCGGCGGTCCGCTTTCGGGGAGGAACCTGAGATCCTGCACACCGAGTTCTTGGGCCACTTTTTTTAGCTGCGGGCGGATGTCGATCAAGGGTGCCGGGCTTCCTGCCTGTGAGTACGGTGTAAGCAGTTGCAAAGTCTGACCAGCTTTCGCTAATCTTTCTTGCCTGGTCTCTGCTGCCATGTCCTCGATGGTGCAACTCCACAGGTAGTTTCCTCCGAGATCGGCCCCTGAGTATGGAACCCAGACGATATCGCCTCGATCTCCAGTTATCTGTACTACCTTCTCTTTCGAGTAGTACTGACTCATCACTGCTCTCACGTCTTCGGCTAAGCTTTCCAGTGTTGACGAGATTCTTTCCCCGATTCCTGATCGGCGAGCATTCGCTGCTCCGGCGATTCGTCCTATTTCCGATGCGGACCTTTCGCCGGCACGGCTTCCTCCCAGGTCGAACTCTGACATTCCCGATATCTCTGTCCATCGTTGTTTTATCTCCGACGTAAAAGCGTATGAGTCTGGAGAAATATTAGCGTCTGGTATGGGAACAATCGATCCACTAACAGCTCCGCCAGCTGCATGAACTCCTACTAGTGTTCCATCTTTTGGATATACCAAAGCGTCAACTTGTTCGTCGTCAATCCTGTCCATGTCGTAAGCGTATTTTCTTTTATAAGCGCTTAAATGGTTCAGGCGACTAGCGAGCGTAAGGTTGTATTCGTCAACTAGGTTTAGCCATGGGACCATAGGACTTTGAGTCCAAAAGTTTTCATTATCGTCAGTCCCGTGGAATACGTAAAACGGATATCTCTGGACAGGTAGTCGCATGGGCTGGCTGCCCAAAAACTGCTCACAGTCAGAAGTAAACGTATAGATCCGCTTGTCCACCATATCGTGGTATTGGACTAGTCGAACAAACTTGCGCTCTGGGTCTCTGCCGTATCGATTTTGAAACTCTGAAAGAGTCATATTCGGAGGCAAGTCCCACTCGTCGGCTTCTAGGTTTCCTGTGTTCTTGTACTGCGGATCTCGCTTTACAGCTTCTAAGTCACGCACATATTCAACAGCAACCCATAGAGCATCGTGAATACTTGTTGCGCACGGATCGACCATAAAGTTTTGCGGGCGAATGTGCAGAGCATAGATTTGGCCAGGTCGAATACCATACGGTAAATCGCTATTATCTTTTGGCCCAGACTCTGCAGAGTTTTCTGGAGTTTCAGGATTCGCTCCTCCGGTGGTTGTTGGAACCAGTGCGTTATCGTAATAACCCAACTGTATGATTCCAACGCCGTAAAGTAGCGTATCGTGTATAGCCTTTTTAAGAGTCGCCTTGAAGTTAATCGCTTGCAACTCAGCGGTAACAGCAGCCTCTACTGTAGGAGCTTGTTCTTCAGATTCTTGAGATTGAGGGGTTGCCGTGAATACTGGGTTTCGGTAAACCAGTGACGGCATCATGCTTTCATACCAAGCCCAAGGATAGTTTACCTGGAGACGAAAGCCTTCAGGGTCAAAGCTGGTAGGTGGGTCTGAACGATAATAAGCATAGGTGTCTTCCCATACTTGTTTATTTGTTTCACGACGCTCTTGAGCAACGACTACATTATCTTGTAATCGCTGTAACTGTTGTGAGAGCGTCGGTCGCCCTTCGCTGTATGGCATGACTAGCCTAGGATGTTAGTGCTGCCACCGGGCAGCTTGTTGATAGAAGCACCGGAAGCTGTAGGCTTTCCTTTTGTAACACTTCCACCCATAACGATGCCGTCGTGTTTCATACACGCATTTACGTCAACACCCTTATTTGCCGAAACAGAACCAATGACGCAACCCTTTTTAGTATTATTAGGGGGAACGTTCTCGGTGCCTTTATTACTCTTGATCGGATGGTTTTCCATTAGTAACCTCTCGGGGCCGACTTTGTTCCATGAGCAGTAGAGCCACCACGCTGACTAGCGGTGTGATTCTTTGCAGCGATTGCTACGGCATTTTCAATCGTGCCTGCGCCGGAACTATACAGTCTATGGGCTTCTTTTACAACATCCTCCATATTAACTTCAGGAATAAACTGATAATGGTTTCTCACGAGAAAGCGCATTCTGTCATTTGATGGTGACCCCATCTTACCTCCAAGGTCTAGCTGAATAGCCAGGACTATTAAATCGGCGAGCAGCTTGTTGTTCTAACATAGCCAGTTCATGCTCACCTGTGCCGGCTAATCTGCGTGGATCAAAAGAAGAGCCACGACTAGGTGGGGTCGCTATTCGAGTTAACATTTCGGTAGCGTCCATAAGATCTCGATAGCTGCTTCTTGGAAACTGTGCTAGTTCTGAGATTAAATCGTCACAAGACTCGTGAATATACAGCTTTCGGCCACTTAACAAAGGGACAAGTCCTAACACTCTATTGTTTTTTGACTTGTTTTGATGGCTTACCGGAATAACAGGAATGGTGTATCCCATATTCTCACAGGCTTCTCGGAGGTGCTTCATTAGCCACTCCTGGCCTCCTCCTGCAGCTTCAAAGCCTATCTTGGATGCTTGCCAAGTTTGAGCAGCGGCAATGATGTGCTCAATCATTTCGTCGGGTTTAACTCTTAGTCGACGAGCTTCTAATACATAGAGTTTGCCCATTTCATTCATGGCTCCGACGACCAGTCCGGTATAGTCATGACCGTCCCAGGCGGGATCTACTGCAATAAACACCTGCAACAAAGCTCGCTCGAGGAACTCTTTTTTGTCGCCTTTCCACTGTACGTCTTCCAAGAGACTGGGAGCAAACATGGCATTTTCGCTATCGACAGGCTCGTTCATCATTTGACTAGAGAACGTCCATTCACCCATTTCCTCACGCAACTCCCCTAAAACCTTGCGGCTAAACTTTTGCGGGAAAATGACCTTGCCACTCTCAAGCGCCTTCCTAAGACGGATATCGTACAAGTCGGTTAGGTTTGTCATAATATGGTTGTACAGGTCGTTCCAATGCCACCGTGTTCCGATAACGATAAGGGATCCTCTAATAGGATCTTCTTCAGAGGGTGGTTCTAGGAGTGCTTGTAGTTCTCTGTATTTTTGTAGTGATTTGCGGATACCTGCTTCTGTTTGGACTGTACGGTCAGAAATAGGGTCATCGAGTATCATCACGTCTGGGTGGCGACCTGCAGTAGATTCCGTAATCGACTTTGCTTCTACAGAGGGGGATCTGTTTACTTTTTCTCGGTTAATAAGTAGAGCTGATTTTGTCCATATCCGTCGCTCACTAGGAGGAGGGACTAGATTTGGCCAATATTTAGATATCTTAGGGGCTACAAGCTGGTCTTGTATTTCTCTCAAGAAAGCTTCTGCAAGGTCTTGAGTTTCGTTAAAGATCGCAAACGTCCGGTTAGGATTTTGGATCAAACGCCACAGGGTCCACCCTACGGTAATCAAGCTGCTTTTAAGATGACCTCGTGGCAGCAAAAGCAACTTACGCCGATTCGGGCCATTATTAACAAGGTCTGAAACATCGCCGTGCAAATCGTCGTCTAGGTCTTTGTATCCCAGGACGTGCCGGCAGAAAAACAAGTGGTCGTTCTCTGCCCGTTTCCTAAACTCGTCGTCTAAAACCTGTAAATCAAGCTCTGCTAGCTCGTTCTCTAACTCCTCTGTGGGCCTTTTTTTATCTGTAGTCATTGGTAAACTGCCACTCTTCCCAAGCCTCATCATGATCGTCTTCTACAATAATGGGAGTCCATTCTCCTGTATGAATATCGGCAATATTGTACTCGTAGTACTCGGTAACGTCGTCAGGAGGAATTCCTAACTCAAACATCAAAGTCTTTAAAATCGCCATTCGGCTATATACAGCCACTAAGTTCTTGTCAGTTTTCCCCCGAAACAGCGTAACACCTATTAACGCATTGTCTAAATCGTCAAATACAATCGCTTCAGGGTTGCTTTCCGCCAGTCTCTCTCGGATCTGCTGGCCTGATTTCGATGGTCCCTTGCTCTTCAATGGCTGTTCCTCGCTCATCGAGTATCCTCCTTAAATATTCCCTACGTTCGACCTTGTTACTCAACTCTTGGCCCGTTGCCGACACCGCCACGGAACTCTCAGGAGTTTTGCCTAATGTTCTCTCTAACAAAAACTTAGTTGCCTGGTATCTCACAGGATTGTCAGCCGACACCTCTCCGGTCTTCGGGTCAACCTTCTCAGCCTGCGTCAACTCTTCCATTTTTTGCATTAACGAATACAGCCGGTTCTCTTGCCAGTTAGATAACCGAGAAGCCTTCTCTATCGCCTTATTCTTAAACTCCTCCGGGAACTGCGCCAAAACACGCTTTTCCATTTCAGAGCCGCTTTTCTCCACAGCTACCAAAAAACTTTCCCAGTCTCCAGGCCACGCACACCACTTCAACTCTAGGTTTCCCTGAGCATTGTCCAATATGTCACCTGACCTCGGAGCCAAAAAACCACTCATGTCAACTTCCTTACAAAATCAGGTGTCACCACTTCCGGCAATACATACAACTCACTCCACCTCAACGTCTTCAAGCTCCAAGGCAATCCCCGCAGCTCTCCGTTTACCTTCACACCATACTTCGTCAACCTCTTTAACCTAGAAACCTTCGCCATCTTACAACTCGCCTGTCTCATTGCCGGCAACCTAGCCCTCGCCTTTCGACGCTTCACTATCGCCTTCAACCAATGAATCTTCTCTCTCGAAGCCAAAGGCGCCACTGTGCAGGTTGTAAATGTTCTACCCCATGCAGTCTTATCTTTCAGCCCTTTTTTCCAACGACGACGTGCTGCGTCCTTCAACCAACGCCTCTCTTGCAAACACGGCAACGTCTGACCAAACAACAACACCAACTGCAATCTCTTCCTATGAGGCAACTTTCTCTTATTCTCAAATAAGCTTATACACGCCTCCCTACTCCAACCTAAAAGCCTTCTAAACTCCTGTACGTCCCATCCTCGACTCCTTAACTGATACTCCCACTCCCGATATCTTCGATAATATCGCTGTTTTCTTGTCAAGTTAAAATCTCCCTTCGTAAGTGCCCACAACAAAACAACTTATATTTTGTACTTGCTTTTTTTTTTATTATCATGCACTCTCGCATCTCTCTATTCTCTCCTAACAATAAGGACGGCGGCCAGAGGGGGATCTTATTCTCCACCCTTTTGCAACCTTTCCATGACACACGAACCACGAAACTCTGTATGAAATACCATTTACCCACGACTCATGACACAAGAAACCAGGGGTAAATGTTTTCAATAGGCTACATGTGGCCAAAAGCCGGGGGTTTGGCTCTATGAGAGCTTTGACCCAACGTACCCTACGGTATAGGAGGGTTTTAGGGATCACTTATGATG